CACAGGGACTTCTACAAATATAAGTGGTTACGGTACAACAACATCTAATTTTTACGAAACATCAAACTTTATTCAAGTTCCCGAAACCGTAGTAGGAATTGAGAAGATATTTAAATTTGATATGAGTGCAATATCTGGTGGAATGTTTAGCATCAAGTATCAGTTATTTTTAAATGACTTATATTACTTCAACGCTGTTGAACTTCTTCAATATGCAATGACTAAATCATATCTTGAAGATATTGATTTCCTATTAACAACTGAAGCACAAGTTAGATTTAACAAAAGACAAGATAGATTATATCTAGACATAGATTATGGTGGTATAAATGTAGGAGATTTTATAGTCATTGACTGCCATAGAATATTAGATCCAACAAATTATACTCAAGTCTTTAATGATAGTTTTCTGAAAAGATATCTGACTTCATTAATGAAAAGACAATGGGGACAAAATTTAATCAAATTTAAAGGAGTAAAATTACCTGGTGGAATTGAATTGAATGGTAGAGAGATATATGATGATGCATTAAGGGAATTGCAAATGATCAAGGAAGAAATGAGTTCTACTTACGAACTTCCACCTCTGGACTTTATTGGATAATGGCTCTTAATCCCTTTTTTCTACAAGGATCTGCTAACGAACAGAATCTAGTTCAATCGCTTGTTAACGAGCAATTGAAAATTTATGGTGTAGAAGTTACATATATTCCTAGAAAATTTGTTAACAGAAGTACAGTGTTTCAAGAGATTGAAGCATCTAAATTTGATGATAATTTTCAATTGGAAGCATATGTTAACACTTGGGATGGATATAGTGGAGCAGGTGACGTTTTAACTAAATTTGGAATGAGTTTAAGGGATGAATTGCAATTAGTAATATCAAGAGAGAGGTTTGAAGACTTTATATCACCATTCTTAAGTCAAGAAGATGTATCTGAAGTTGGTGAAGCAGTGATGAGACCTCGTGAAGGTGATCTAGTATTTTTTCCTTTGGGTGGTAGATTATTTGAAATAAAATTTGTAGAGCATGAAGTTCCCTTTTATCAGTTAGGTCACACTTACGTTTATGAATTACAATGTGAATTATTTGAGTACAATGATGAAACTATTGATACTGGTATAGATGCAATTGATAGTAAGATAGAAGACTTAGGTGTTATTACAGATCTTCAAATGTTTAGTGGTGGATCAATCGCTACTGCTACAGCAACAATTGGAACTGGATTTGTTAAAAATATAGTTCTTTCAAATGATGGTTCTGGATTTACAAGCACACCAACTATTGGACTTACAACTGCTCCAAGTGGTGGAACAAATGCAACTGCTGTTGGTATTTTAACCACAAGAAATAATGTAACATCTATAGAAGAGATAGTAATCACAAATTCTGGTGCTGGATATACAGTTGCACCAGTGGTGACAATATCTGGTGGTGGAGGAGTAGCTGCTACTGCTCTAATTAGATCAGATGGAAAGAAAGGTATCGTACGTATTTCAATTGGTGGAACAGGTGGAGTTGGATATTCAACAGTTCCAAATGTATCAATATCACTTCCATCACTATCACCACAACTACCTGCTTCTGCTCGTGCAATCGTTGGTGCTGGTGGTTCAATATCAGATGTATTCATTCAAGATTCTGGTGCTGGATTCTTCTCACCACCAACAATCACTATCGGTGCTCCTTCTTCTGTTGGAATAGGTTCTGGTAGTTACTGGTTTAATGAACTTGTTTCAGGTAACAGATCAAATGCTAGTGCTAGAGTTAAGAACTGGGATCTTGATACTAAGATATTACAAGTTGGTATTGAAACTGGAACATTCCTTAGAGGAGAAACAATCACAGGATCAAAATCAGGTGCTACATATACTGTTCAGGTATCTGCAGCAAATACAGACAAGGATAAATATGATCATAGTGACGAGATAGAAAATGAAGCAGATCAGATTCTTGATTTCTCTGAAGGCAATCCATTTGGTTTATACTAATGTTAGGAACTTATTACTACCACGAAATTATTAGAAAAACCATTATCGGTTTTGGAACTCTATTTAACAATATGGTTGTTAAACATCAGGATGCTAATGGTACAATAGTCGATGAAAAAAGAGTACCATTAGCATATGGTCCTGCTGCTAAATTCATAGCAAGATTAGAGCAACAACCAGATTTAAATAAGATGGTTGCCATAACATTACCTAGAATGTCTTTTGAGATGACTTCTATTGCTTATGATTCATCAAGAAAAGCAGGTATAACACAAACGTTTAAGGCAGTTGATGGTAATAAATTAAAAAAAGTTTTTATGCCAGTTCCTTACAATATTGGTTTTGAATTAAGTTTACTTACAAAACTAAACGATGATGCATTACAAGTAGTAGAGCAGATATTACCATTTTTTCAACCATCATTTAGTATAACAGTTGATTTAGTATCATCTATTGGTGAAAAGAGAGATATACCAATCACTTTAACTAATGTTACCTTTCAAGATGATTATGAGGGAGATTTTTCAACAAGACGAGCATTAATTTATACATTTCAGTTCACTGCAAAAACTTACTTATACGGACCTATCGCAGAGAATCCAGAAGGTCTTATCAAGAAAGTTATTGTTGATCAGTATGCGAGTGTTGATACTGTAAACGCTAAGAGAGAGATGAGATATACTGTAGAACCAACTGCAACTAAAGATTATAACAGTGATGGTTCTATAGATAGTAATGATAATGCACTTATCGTACCAGGTGATGACTTTGGATTCAGTGAAACATCTGAATTCTTTGATGATGGTAGGGATCGCAGTCCAACACAACAAACTGACATATAATGGAAAACTATGAATCTATTGATGACGCACTTAATATCAGCGATACTGAAATAGTGCCATCCAAAAAATCAACTCTTAGAAAAGATGAGGTTGTAAAAATAAATGAAATTGATAAGGATTATGATTATACAAGAGGTAATTTATATTCACTAATTGAAAAGGGACAGGAAGCAATTAATGGTATAATGGAAGTTGCTGGTGAGAGTGCAAGTCCTAGAGCATATGAAGTTGCTGGACAACTTATAAAATCAGTTGCTGATACCACTGATAAGTTGCTAGATCTTCAAAAAAAGGTAAAGGATGTGAAGGAAGAAAACGGATCTACAACTAACAACGTAACTAATAATGCGTTATTTGTTGGGTCTACCTCAGATCTTTCAAAGATACTGAAAAAACAGTTTCTAAATAATAAGGATAAGAAGTAATCGCTGCAATGAAAAAGTGTAAAGAAGGACACTATTATTGCTACAAAGATAGCAAATGTAAACCAATCCCGAACGGATATCGTAGAGGTGTTGGTGGATATCTTCGTAGAGAGCGTGAAGATGAACAGGAGGATTCAAAAAAGAATGGTAATGGCAAGTCTAACGGAAGTTCTAACGGAAATGGGAACGGTGGGAATGGTAGTGGAAATGGTAACGGTAGCTCTGGTGGTAATGGTGGTGGTAATGGCTCAGGCGGGATCGGGGAAAACGTAGAGATTCAAAATTCAGATGGTGAGACAACTGCAATTGTAGTAGATATCATAGGTCCTGCACATATGAAACCTATGGTCAATAATAGTGGTGTGTGGAAGGGGACTCAGATTGATGAGAAAAAGATGACTGAAGATGAGAAAGAAAAGAAAGAAGATATAGTAAAAGGAATGAAGAAAGATAAAAAAGGATTTGAAAAACGTTATGGTAAAGATGCTAAATCTGTGATGTATGCAACTGCTACTAAGTTAGCAATGGAGGAGAAGCATAAAGATCATGAACCAGAGATGATTCGTAGTCAGTTAAAAACTGCAAAGAGAGCATCCAAAAAAATTAAAAAACATACTCTTAAGAAAGATAATTTTAAAGCATGGGTTCAATCTAAGATCACTAAAGCATCTGATTACTTGGATACTGCTGCCGATTATCTTGATAGTAAAGATGATGTGAAAGAGGAGTTAGATAAGAAAGATAAACCTTACATCAAGAAGTTAGTCAAAAATCTTAGAAAGGGATCTAAGACTCATGCTAAACAAGCAGATAAATTAGAGAAAAAAATAAAGGATTAAAACAAATGGCTGATAATGTATACCTTGGTAATCCTAATTTAAAAAAAGCAAATACACAAATAGAATTCTCTGAAGAGGATATTGTAGAATTCTTAAAGTGTAAGGATGATCCTGTTTATTTTGCTAAAAAATATATAAAAATTGTTTCACTTGATGAGGGATTAGTTCCTTTTAATCTATACCCTTTCCAAGAGAAACTGGTAAATAATTTTCATAATAATAGATTTAATATTTGTAAGATGCCTCGTCAGACTGGTAAGTCTACAACTGTGGTATCTTATTTACTACATTATGCAGTTTTCAATGATAATGTAAACATTGGTATTCTTGCGAACAAAGCAAAGATTGCTATGGATTTACTTGGTAGATTGCAAGTAGCATATGAGAATTTACCAAAATGGATGCAGCAGGGTATTATCGCATGGAATAAAGGATCGTTAGAATTAGAAAATGGATCAAAGATCTTAGCAGCATCTACGTCAGCATCTGCTGTTCGAGGTATGTCTTTTAACATCCTATTTCTTGATGAATTTGCATTCGTTCCAAACCATGTAGCAGATGACTTCTTTGCATCTGTTTATCCTACAATTTCTTCTGGTACAAGCACGAAAGTTATAATAGTATCTACACCTCGTGGTATGAATCATTTCTACCGCATGTGGCACGATGCTGAAAGAGGAGTGAATGGATATATCCCTACAGACGTTCATTGGGGCGAAGTTCCTGGTAGGGATGACGCATGGAAAGCACAAACTATTGCTAATACTTCTGAACAGCAGTTTAAAGTTGAGTTTGAATGTGAGTTCTTAGGATCTGTTAATACTCTTATAGCACCAAGTAAGTTAAGAAATTTAGTATATGATGCACCAAGGACAAAAAATGCAGGACTGGATATCTATGAGGATTCAATAAAAGATCATAATTATATGATTACTGTTGACGTTGCTCGTGGTTTAGGTAATGACTACTCAGCATTTATTGTTTTTGATATCACAGAGTTCCCATATAAGGTTGTAGCAAAGTATCGAAATAACGAAATTAAACCAATGCTTTTCCCAAATATCATTTACAATGTCGCTAAGGGATATAATAACTCATTCCTTCTAATAGAAGTAAATGATATTGGTGATCAAGTTGCAAGTATATTGCAATATGATCTTGAGTATGATAATGTACTTATGGCATCTATGAGGGGTAGAAATGGTCAAGTTGTTGGACAAGGATTTTCTGGTAAGAAGTCTCAGTTGGGTGTAAGAATGACTGCTGCAGTTAAAAAATTGGGATGTAGTAACCTCAAGACACTAGTTGAAGATGATAAATTACTCACTTGTGATTATGAAATCATATCAGAACTGACAACATTTTCACAGAAACATAACTCATTTGAGGCAGAAGAAGGATGTAATGATGACTTGGCGATGTGTCTAGTTATATTTGCTTGGTTAGTTGCACAAGACTATTTTAAAGAAATGACTGATAACGATGTAAGAAAGAGAATATATGAAGAGCAAAAGAATCAGATAGAGCAGGATATGGCTCCTTTTGGGTTTATAGCAGATGGTTTTGAAGAAGACACATTTGTTGACTCTGAGGGCGATAGATGGCATACTGATGAATACGGTGATCGTTCTTTCATGTGGGACTACAGATGATTTCATTTTTACTTTTTAACGCAAGTTTTTTAAACCTTATATTC